AACAGGGACAGGCAACCATAAGCCACTATGCCAACTCTACGGCAGACAAGACTTATGCTTACATTTTGGTTGGATAATCTTTATAATAGGTGACACTATGGCAGTTGACGCTTTCGGCAACGTAGTTCCAGATACCGCACCCGGCATGGGTGCTTTGCCCGCTATCCTCCCGCAGACAGGAGTAGCGGCTGGCTCAAAAATTGACCCTGCTCTTGTTCCTTACCTCACCAAAGGTTTGCAGAGGGCAGAACAACTGTTCTTCGGGGCGCAGCCGCAAATGTATCAGGGGCAGATGTACGTTTCCCCGTCCACCCAAACCCAACAGGCGTTATCCCAACAAGAGGCGGCGGCTGGTGCGGGGCAACAATTACTAGGTCAAGCCCAACAAGCCTATCTGCAATCCTTGGGACAGGTCGGACAAACGGCTGCCGGTGGGTTCCTTACAGGCTCGCCCTACCAACAACAAATGATTGCGGCGGCTACACGCCCCCTAACACAGCAGTTCGGAGAGCAGGTATTGCCGGGCGTTGCAAGCCTTTATTCCCGCGCTGGACGCTACGGGTCAGGCGCAATGGAGCGTGCCCTTGGCGGGGCTTCTGAGGCGTATGGCAGGGCATTGGGCGATGTGACCACGGGAATCGTGGCACAGGACTATGCAAGAGAGCGCCAGAACCAATTGCAAGCGCAGTTGGCACAGGCACAATTAGCACAGTCCGCACCAGGGTTCTTCCAAGCAAGCCTTCTGCCATCGCAGACCTTGGCGCAAGTTGGTGCAGCGCAAGAAGCCATTTCCGCCCAACCCCTACAAGAGCAGATTCAGCGGTTTCAATACCAACAGCAACTCCCCTACTCGCAACTTCAGTCGTACCTGTCAAGCATTTACGGAACACCGATGGCATCTGCTATTTATCCACAGCAACAACAGGTAGCTTCTAGCAACAGGCTTGGACAAGCCGTTGGTGGCGCTTCTCTTGGGTACTTGGGCGGTAGCTTTTTGGGTGGAACGCCGCTTAACGCCCCAGGAAATTATGCAATTGGTGGTGCGGGTCTTGGTGGACTCTTGGGATACTTCCTATGATGACAACGCAGGAAATCATCCAAGCCGACGCAGAACAGCGTGGCGCAGATGGTGCAAAAGCCATTAGAACGATGGCGGCCCTAGTAAAACTCAAAGACGGAATCATGTTTAGGAAGAACAACAGCGTGTTGTTTTTGAGAAAACTAGACGCAAACGATGTGGAATTGCACCTGTTTACACAAGACGAGCCAGTAACGCTTGCTCGTTCGTTGGTGTATTTCGTACAGCAGATTAGAAATTCTGACTTGCGCGCTGTTTACGGCAGGGCAGATAACACACAAATCATTGACTTGCTTCGCCGGTTAGGTGTTGAGGTACAGGCTTCAGACCGCGCAAACTACAACTGGATGGCGTTAATATGAGACACGACCATTTTTCTATGTTGCCTATGCGGGCGTTCCAGCCACGCAACGGGCGCTTTGGAATGACATTAGAGGGTGGCGTTGAAAGTCTTGTCGAGGATGTTGGTGATGCCCTAGGCGATGCCGCTGATTTTGTTGGCGGTGTTGTTAGCGATGCTTGGGAAGGCGTTAAAGACGTTGGTTCTGAGTTAGACGACTTTGTAAGCGAGAACATCCCCGGCGGTTGGGGTTCAGCGGTTGCTGCCTTTAACCCGCTTGGTTTTGCTACTAGCATTGGTGGCGCATTGACCGGCGGGGCGTTGGCTGGTGCTGGAGCGACTGCACTTGGTGGAAGTCTGCTTGGTGCGGGCGGTGCTGCTTTAGCAGGACAAAACCCAATTAAAGGCGCACTAGCAGGTGCGGCATTAGGTTACGGCGGTTCTCTCCTATCACAAGGCGGTACGGCTACTGGGACTCTGGGCGCAGATGCCGCGTTTGTAGGACAGGATGCTGCACAACTAGCCGCCCAAGGATTGTCTGAGGCACAAATTGCCCAAGTCTTGCAAGGCGCTGGTGTAGAGTCTTTTATTGCCGCCGATGCCGCACAGCTTGCCGCACAAGGATTTACGCCTGGGGTTATTTCCCAAAACCTAGCGCAGTCTGCAACGGGCATGAACATCTTTCCAAGCGGTGTAGCGCAAAGCACCACATTTACCCTTAAAGACGCAATGAATGTGGCTAGGTTAGGTCAAAACGTATTCGGTCAACCACAAATTCCACAGCAGACGCAAATGCCAAACTTAACGCAACAACAAGCGCCTGGCGTAACAAGTTATGAAGAACTCCTGCGTCTGATTAACGCCGGAAAAGCACGCACTCCAAACGTAGCCCCGATTGTGTCGGGCGGTTTACTCGCATAGGAATTACACATGGCGACACTAAATGAAATCTTAGGTGGTGATTTAACCATCGGCGGCTTACTTGGCTCGCAAGCGCAAGCCCAAGCCGAACAGCGCGCCCAAAACGCCGCACTCCTAAACTTTGGGTTAAATGCGCTTCTACGCTCTCAAGGCCAGCCGGGGCAGGGTCAGCCAGGGTTAGGACAAGTCTTGGCGGCTTCTGGTATCCCAGCAGTTAGTGCTTACCAACAGTCATTTGACAAAACTCTACAAGACGCTTTAAAAGGCTTCCAAGTAAAAGATTTAATTTCCAAGCAAGCGGAAGCAAAAAGAATTCAAGACCTTGCCCCTAGATTATTATCTGAAGGCGGTGGTATCAACCAAGAGGTAGCAAATCAGTTAATGGCTACACCTGCCGGGATGGATTATTTGACCAAGTTTTCGCAAGCACGCAGAGATATTGCTGGCAAAACTGAGTTAGTAGAAATCTTTAGCCCAACAGGGCGGGCGATGAAAGTTCGCTATAACGTAGACACAGGTCAATACAGCCCAGTTGGGGGAGAAAAAGCAGAGCCGTTTGTTCAGGTTGACAGAGGCAATGTAATTGAATTGCGTCGCCCAAACGGGGATGTCATTGGAAGCGTTTCAAAAGGTGCTGCACCTGTCGCTCCATCGTTCTCAATGACTGAAGCAGGTCAAGTTTTGAACACTAGAACTGGTCAAGTTTTTCAGCCAACAGACGCGCAAGGAAACCCAATTGTTATTGACCAGTCCGCAAAAGCAACAGAGGGCGAAAGATTGTCTTCTGGTTTTTTCATGAGAATGGCAGACGCAACAAGCACATTTAATCAACCAATTACAGGCTTGGATGGAAATCCAATTATTAAAGATGGAAAAAAAGTAACAATTGAAGACGTTTCTTCTAGGCCAGAGTTGGTTGCAGAATTTGTTGGTGCTGTTCTTCCAAGGTGGATGGGAGGTCAAGCACTAAAACAACAATTAACATCTGCTGTTCGTGAGCAATATGAACAGGCTCAAGAAAACTGGGTAACGGCAAACCTCCGCAAAGAGTCTGGTGCGGTAATTAGTCCAGAAGAAATGCAAAAAGAAATTAGAAAATGGTTTCCTGTTGTTGGAAATTCTGAAAAAGTTATTGAACAAAAACGCAAGTCGCGAATTGTTGCGGAGGATTCAATGCGTCGAAATGCTGGTCGCGCTTTAGCCACACAGCCATCACAGCAACGCAACATTAACGTGGACTTTTAAATATGGCCTACTCGATTACAACAAAAGACGGGATTACAATAAACAACATCCCTGACGATGTTGCGCCAGATTCGCCAGAATTAAAGTCCCGCGTGGCAGAAATTCGCGCCGGGAAAACAGAGTCTCGCGCAGCACCAAGAGAAGCAGTTGAAGAACCGTCTATGGTGGAACGCTTTGGTCGGCAGGTTGGTTTGACTGCCCGCGCCCTTCCTGGTGCGGCCGCTAACATAGCAGGATTGGTTGGCGACCCATTAAACGCCCTCATCAACGCTATCACGGGAAGTAAGTTGCAAACTATTAGTGGCGCAACTGAAAACCTTATGACTAGGGCTGGCCTTCCAGAACCAACAAGCCCGTCTGAAAAACTTGTTTACGACATCAACCGTGCGGCAGCAAGTGCCATTTTGCCCGGTGTGGCAATTCGTGCGGCTACACCAACTGCACCTGTTCGTGCTGCACCGCAAGCCCGTGTAGAGCCAACCCTTGCTCAACCTATTAGTGCAGAAAGCATCACGGCGCCAATCCAACGTGCTTTTTCTGAGAATCTAGGATTACAGGCAACTGGTGCGGTTGGTGGAACATTAGCCTCACAGTTGGCAGCGCAGTCGGGTGCTGGCCCTGTTGGGCAGGCTGTAAGCGGTTTGCTTGGCGGGGTGCTTGCTCCGGCAAGTGTTCAAACCGCTGCCGAAAGGGTAGCCGTAGGTGGCAAAGAGTTAGTGCGCCCGTTTACCGAAGCTGGTCGCCAAGTGATTGCCGGAAACGTGTTACGCCAAGTAGCCGCCGAACCAGAAACGGCAATGATGCGTGCCGCAACCTACGAACCAACCATTCCTGGCTACCGCCCGACTACGGCACAGGCCACACGGGATGTGGGATTAGTTTCCGTAGAGCCAACCATCAAATCAATGGATGTGACAGGTCGTTTTGCACAGCAGCAAAGCATGGCTAATCAGGCTAGGCTTAACATTCTTGACCGCATGACAAAAGATAAAAGTGCTGTGGCAAGCGCGATTGCAAAGCGTGACGAGGTTACAACCCCGTTGAGAGAAGAAGCCTTTGCTAGGTCAAGCGTGACCCCAGAAGCATTTCAGTCTGGTGTGGCATTAACTGTGAACAAAACCATTGACGATATTTTGGCCTCTCCAGCCGGTAAGCGTGGAACCGTAATCTCGGTGATGGAAGACACCCGCGACGACATTGCACGCGCTGCAAACCCGGCAGAGTTGTACGAAATCCGTAAAGACCTACGCGCAGCAGAACGTGGTTTGCTAGACAAATCTGACCGTGGTGGCCCGTCTAAAAGCGCTTACGATGCCGCACGCGTAGAATTAAACCGTGTAATTTCTGCCGTTGATGATGCTATTGATTCAGCAGCGCCAGGATACCGTAACTACCTTAATAAATATGCCGCATCTAGCCGTGGAATTGAGCGATTAGAAGCCATGCAAGACTTTGGTTCTAGGGTGAAATCAACCATCCCAGACCCAATTACGGGTGACTATTTGTTATCCCAAGCAAGTTTTGTAAAAGCCATTCGCGGCATAGAGAAAGACAAAAATCTTGGCGGCTTATCTAAACCCCAGCTAACCATGCTTAAACGTGTTGGTCAGGACTTGGACGACGGCGTACTAGCGAGGGCAACAAGACCCGCTGGCTCCGACACCTTCAAGAATATGTCGACAGCCAACGTAATTGGTGGAATTGTTGGTAAGCAGATTTTTGGCGAGACTAGCCCGCTTCTTAGCAAAGTCGCTGCACCACTAAACTGGCTTTACAATGGGACAGACGACGCTATCCGCGAAGTGTTAGTGGATGCCATGCTTGACCCAAAACTAGCGTCACGGTTAATGCAAAAAGCCACTACCGCAACAATACAACCCGTTTCACAAGAACTTCAACGCCGTGCCATTAACCTTGGTTACGGGTCAATTTTTGGATTGGAGTAATAAATGCCTAAGACCAAGATTTCAGAATACTCAACGACCAATTCTCAGAACACCGACATTCAGAGTATTAACATCGACGAGGGTTGTGCGCCTTCTGGGATAAACAATGCTATCCGCGAGGTTATGGTTCACCTCAAGAACTTCCAGACAGGCTCATCTGGTGACCCTCTGACGGTCGCTGGCGGATTTGTAGCATCTGGTGGGTTCTCGGCTAACACTATGACCGTGACAGGGATTCTGACGGCTTCTGGGGGCACGATTCTGTCCTCTACCAACACAATCTCTGGTGCGGCAATTATTTCCGGTAATATCAACTCCTCGGGTACTGCCAATACCTTTTCGGGCGGGGTGGTTCACTCGGGAACAAATACCTTCTCTAGTTCGGTAGTTATCTCTGGGAACGTCAATTCAAGCGGTAGCAACACATTTAGCGGCGCGCAGGTCATTAGTGGCAATATCAACTCATCTGGCACGACCAATACCTTTAGCGGCGGCAATATCTTCTCTGGGGCTAACACCATGTCGGGAACGACGGTTATCTCTGGGAACGCCACCTTGTCGGGGACAACGAACACGATTTCCGGCGCAGCGATTATTTCTGGGAATATCAACTCTAGCGGAACCAACACTTTTAGTGGTTCCCAGGTCATTTCTGGGAATATCAACGCCACAGGCACAACTAACACCTTCTCAGGCGACGTATTGTTTACTAGTACCGGCGCGGTTAAAATGCCGGTTGGTACTCAGGCGCAGCGCCCGGGAACACCCGTAGCCGGTATGGTGCGGTTTAACGATGACACCGATGTGCTAGAAGTTTACACGGGTGCAACGTGGACTGCTTTAGGTAGCGGTGGTGGCGGTGGAATTACAACAGGCAAGGCCATCGCAATGGCCATTGTGTTTGGCTAAACTTTAAGGAGATTAAACATGGCCGCACCTAATATCGTAAACGTCGCTACCATTACCGGGAAAACCTCGGTTGTGGACTTAACCACGACGGCTGCAACATCAATCATCAGCAATGCTTCTGCATCTGGCAAGGTATTCAAGGTTAACACCTTGATTGTCTCCAATGTTGACGGAACATCTAACGCTGACATTACCATTAACTACTATTCGGCTGCCTCTCTTGGCGGTACTGCTACGGAAATCTGCAAGACCGTAGTTGTTCCTGCTGACGCATCTTTAGTGGTGATTGATAAGACATCTTTTATTTACCTAGAAGAAGACAAATCCATAGGCGCAATTGCTGGTGCAGCTAGTGACCTCAAAGTAGTTTGCTCATACGAGGAGATTTCCTAATGCAGCGCGGAAACGGTGGTGTAATTGGCAAGAACAACACCCCGACGTCTTCCTCGGCGAAGGGCATTTGGTCGCTTAACGAATTGCAACGTGCGGTGCTGGCTGGCACTTGGCCTCAAACTCAATACACCGTCATCCAAACCTTTACAGCTACTAGCACATGGACTTGTCCTACGGGTGTGACAGAGGTTGAGTATTTGGTTGTCGCTGGTGGTGGTGGTGGCGGCGCTACAACCGCTGAAAATATGGGCGGTGGCGGTGCGGGTGGATTCCGTACTGGCACAGGATTATCCGTGACCGCCGGAACAGATTACACAATCACCGTTGGTGGTGGTGGTGCTGCTGGCGCAAATGGAGCAGATTCCATATTTTCTACAATAACCTCAACCGGCGGTGGTTTGGGTGGACGAGCCGCTGTCAATGGTGGCTCTGGAGGTTCTGGCGGCGGCGGTGGAAATAATAGTTCTGGTGGGGCTGGAAATACTCCATCAACTAGCCCATCGCAAGGGAATACTGGCGGCAATGGAACCAATACAGCACCAAGTTACGGTGCTGGCGGTGGTGGTGGTGCTACTGCAACTGGCTCAAATGGAACATCAAGTGCCGGAGGAAACGGTGGTGCTGGCACAGCATCTTCAATTTCAGGCTCATCGGTTACTTATGCGGGTGGTGGCGGGGGCGGTGGTTTTGGAACCGCTGGAACCGGCGGTACTGGTGGTGGAGGTGCTGGAACCACTTCTGGAACCGCTACTGCTGGAACTGCCAATACTGGAGGCGGTGGTGGTGGTTCGGTAAATAATGGAACGTCTGGAATAGGCGGCTCAGGCATCGTCATCCTTAAATACAACGCACCTACACAATCCGTATTCACATTCAAAGGCTCTACCAAGTGGGTAGCACCTACTGGCGTATCTTCTGTTGACTACCTTGTGGTTGCGGGCGGTGGTGGCGGTGGTAAAGGCGTTGGACAAGGTGGTGGAGGTGGTGCTGGTGGTTTCAGAACGGGAACATCTTTTAGCGTAACCGCTGGAACTGAATATACGATTACCGTTGGTGCTGGTGGAAACGGTGGTACGGCAACTCCATCTGGGTCAAGCGGTTCCAATTCTGTTTTCAGCACTATCACTTCTGCTGGTGGTGGAGGGGGAGGTAGCGACCCAAATAATGCCGGAGTTAGTGGCGGTTCTGGTGGCGGTGGAAGTTCTGGTGGGTCAACCGCTGGCGGCACAGGAAATACCCCAAGCACTAGCCCATCTCAGGGAAATAATGGTGGGACAGGAAACAGTAGCGGAGGTGCTGGTGGCGGTGGTGGCGCATCAGCGGTTGGAAGCAATGGCTCTGGTGCTGCTGGCGGTAATGGAGGAAATGGAACGGCATCTAGCATCAGCGGTTCTTCTGTAACGTATGCTGGTGGTGGTGGCGGTGGAGCATACGGTGTTCCGTCTGGAACCGGCGGAACCGGCGGAACTGGTGGTGGCGGTAATGGAGGCAAAGATGGCGGCCCGTCCTCTACTGCTGGTACTGCGAATACTGGTGGTGGTGGCGGTGGCAATGCACAAGGAAATGGAAGTGCGGGCGGCTCCGGTATTGTCATCATCAAGACCAATCAATAACGAGGACAAATGGAAACTAAAATCTATCGGTTGTATGGAATCGACACCGCAATGCACCTGCTAAGACCGGGTGCAAAGTGGGAAATCTCAAACACTTATTTCTCCCGTTGGGAAGACCCAAGACCCTGCCCTACTTGGCAAGAGGTTCAGGAAACAATGGAAAAGATTAAAGCGTTTGAGGATTCCATCAACACGATTTGGTTGCCAGAGCAGGTCGAGCAATTTACTGGTCAGATGGAAGTACAAAAGCAGGTTGATGCAATCATCGAGGAACAACGTGCTGCATAACCTCTTTCCCACTCCTGTTGGCATCTATAAGTTAGACCGTGACCTCTCGGCTAAAGAACTATCGTTTCTAAAAAAGCAAGAGACACGCTCTAACATGGGCAACACGACCAGTATTGACAACACAATTCTGAAAGCCAAGGAATTGACCCAATTGCGGGACTTTGTTGAAACCAAGGTTTCGGAATACTTCACCACGGTTTATAGCCCAAAACACAAGGTCAATCTCAAGATTACGCAGTCGTGGACGAACTACACCGACAAGGGTCAGTATCACCACAAGCACGAGCATCCGAACTCGTTTGTGTCTGGCGTGTTCTATGTTCAGGCAGACAAGGCAAAAGACAGGATTTACTTTTACCGAAACGGATACCAGCAGATTAAGTTTCCACCGTCTGATTGGAATGTGTGGAACTCAGAATCTTGGTGGTTTGATGTTGGTTCTTGCGACTTGGTGCTTTTCCCGTCAAGCCTGACACACATGGTTCCAACAGTAGAATCAGAGCAGACAAGAATTAGCCTTTCGTTTAACACCTTCCCTGTCGGCAACGTGGGTGAGGAAGTAGATTTAACAGGACTTCAACTAGGAGAATTAGATGGCGCATTTCGCTAAAATTGACCAGTTTGGCTACGTCGCTCAGGTGATTGTGGTCGATAACAAAGACACATCAGACGCTGGCGGTGTCGAAAAAGAAAGCATTGGCGCGGCTTTCTGTGAGCGCCTATTTGGTGGCACATGGAAACAGACCAGCTACAACGGCAAATTCCGCAAGAACTATGCTGGCATTGGCTACAAGTACGACACCGACCGCGATGCGTTTGTGCCGCCAAAGCCTTATGCAAGTTGGTTGCTTGACGACTTTACCTGCCAATGGAAAGCCCCAACCCCGATGCCCACAGATGGCAAGAAGTATTCATGGGACGAAGCAACAACGTCTTGGGTAGAAACCGAGTCTGAGGCTGCATAATGGCAAGCATCGTTGAAGTACAAGGCCAACTTGACACCCACGAGGCTGTCTGTGCCGAACGCTATCTTGGGATAAACGCTAGATTAAAGCGCCTGGAGCAAATCCTGATTGGCTCTGCCGCTTTCATAATCGCCCTACTGTTAAGCCTAGTCGTTAAATGACCACCATCGCTGCCAGAGCATCTACGGGAGAAATTGCCGCAGATTCGATGGTCAGCGGTGATGACTCCTTCTACCTCGTAGAAAAGCTCCGTAAGGGACAAGAGAGTATCTACGGGGGTTGCGGAGATTGGGATAAACTATTAAAGTTCTACAATTCGTTGGAGTCTGGGGCAGACCTAGACTCGGATACGGATGTGACCGTTCTAGAACTCAGAAGTGATGGCATTTGGATTTACGAAAGTACCATCATTCCTGCGAAGATAAAGAACGACTTTTGGGCAATTGGAACTGGGGCAAACTTTGCTATCGCTGCCATGCACTTAGGCTTAACCCCGGCAGAAGCAGTAAAGCTGGCGTGTCTGTATGACACATCCTCCCACGAGCCAATTGACGTAATGTCTTTAAGCGGGAGGAAGCGTGGTAGCACTAAAAAAGGTATCGGACGAGGAACTAATAGCGGCGTTTAAGACCTACGGGAGCCCACAGAAGGTCTCTCAGGTTCTAGGCATAGACGTAGGAACGGTTTACCGAAGGCGGTCGGCGCTAAAAGATGTATCCCTACCCTCCTTTGCCGCAAGACAGCATAGCATCGCCAACACATATATCCCCGATAACCGTAGGGTTATCTCACACACCGTAGACAACGGTCATGTCTTTATAGCCTCCGACTGCCACTACTGGCCTGGCGAGGAAACCGTAGCGCACAAAGCGTTTGTTTCCCTACTAACCGAATTTAAGGCGAAATCTGTCATCATCAACGGTGACTGTTTTGATGGGGCTAGAATCAGCCGCCACGCCGCCCTTATGGGGACTAACCCCCCTACCCCAAAGCAAGAGATAGAAGCCTGCCAAGACCGTTTAAACGAGATTGCAAACGCCTCTAAGAACGCTACTAAGCTGTGGACGTACGGGAACCATGACGTAAGGCTATTCAATTACATTGCTACCCACGCGCCAGAGTTATCTGAGTTTAGCGACTTGTTTGCGTACTTCCCAGGATGGCACACAGGATGGCGGGTGGACATAAACAACTCTGTTGTGGTCAAGCATCGGTGGCACAACGGGCAACACGCGACATATAACAACGCCTTAAAGTCTGGCAGAAGTATCGTCACAGGACACCTGCATAAACTGATGGTCACGCCGTGGACGGACTACAATGGGCGCAGATACGGCGTAGACACAGGAACGCTTGCGGAGCCAGGTGGCGACCAATTTGTGTATGTAGAAGAAAACCCCGTGAACTGGTGTTCGGGGTTCTGCGTTCTGACATTTAAGAATGGTATGTTATTACCACCAGAGTTATGTGAAGTAATAAACGGCGTGGCTTACTTTCGAGGAGAGAAAGTGGGATAAATGAGTGATTTAGTAGCCTCGGCAAAGAGTGCCGCGCAGGGAATAAAGAGCGCGATAGCCGCAGGGAAAGAGATTGAAGCAGTAGTTACTGATATACAAAAACTTGGGGTCGCAGAACTCCAAGCCAAGCAACAGTTCCAAAAGAAACAACGGGTAGTTAAGGGCGATAGCACCATCCTCACGGCTTTCGCGGAGTGGCGCAGATTGAAAGAAATCAAGGAAGCCGAGGACGACTTATTCCAGCAGCTTGTCGAGCGTTACGGCAAGGACAAGGCTGAGTTTGAGTGGAAGGACATCCAAGCCATCAAAGAGCGCCAGATGAAGGAAGTCAAGGACGGGCGTGACGAGATGGGGCGTGACCTAAAGAAACTTAGAGAACTCAAGGTTATGTGCTTCGTAGCCTCGCTAATCATAGTCACCACTTACTACATCTTCAAAGGACACCTGTAATGCTATCCCTTATTTCCTCCGCTGTCGGATTCCTAGCCTCTGGCTTACCGCAAATCCTAAACTTCTTCCAAGACAAGGCTGACAAGGCGCAAGAGTTGAAGTTAGCCCAGATGCAGACCGAGCGTGAGTTAGCCCTTGCAGAACGCGGTTTCCTAGCCCAACAAAAGGTCGAGGAGATTAGGACTGACCAGATTGCGCTTCAGACCGATGCAGACCGCCAGAACGCGGCTTTAGACCACGACAAGGCTATCATGGCTCGCGCCTCTAACTGGGTCGTGAACTTAAACGGCATAGTGCGTCCTGCGGTCACCTTTATATTCGTCCTAGAGTTAGTGCTTATTAACATCGGTCTTACCTATTTCCTTTTACAAGGCGGTCTTGGCGACATGGACGTAGAGAAGTTTATCGCCGCCACAGACGTAATCTTCTCCGAAGACGAGATGGCTCTACTCTCTGGAATTATTGCTTTCTGGTTCGGGAGCCGCCAATGGGGTAAGAAGTGAAAGTCAGCAAGGAAGCGATAGAAGGAATTAAAAAAGACGAGGGGGTAAGGACAAAACCTTACCGCTGCCCAGCCCTGCTTTGGACTGTTGGAGTTGGACACGTTATCGACCAGAACCACATAAGGGTAAAGTTTGATGACCGCAAAAATCTACCAATTCCCGACGGATGGGACAGAGTTCTTAGCATGGCAGAAGTTGATGCTCTCTTGGCTCAGGACTTGGCTACATTCGAACGAGGTGTTCTGCGCCTCTGTCCAGGTGGACTTACTCAAGGCCGCTTTGACGCTTTGGTTTCCTTCTCCTTCAACGTCGGGCTTGGCAACCTCCAAAGGTCAACCATCCGCATGAAGCACAATCGTGGAGATTTTGAGGGCGCGGCAGAGTCCTTCATGGCGTGGACTAAAGCGGGTGGGAAAGAGCTACCTGGCTTAGTTAAACGTCGGA